TCAGATTGCTCAAGATACAGACTTTGTGAATTGGGTGAAATCTTCACCTATTCGCCTTGGTTTGTATGCAAAAGCTGATGGTGAGTTTGATTACGACAGTGCAAATGAATTGTTAAGTACCTACAAGCAGTTGCGAGGAATTAAGGCTAAACAGACTACAGATGCAGGGGAAACTCAGCGAAAGTCAAGCCTTAAAGCGGCAAGTGTCGATGTAGGTGGAAGTGGGGAGTCTGGAAAGAGGGTCTACAGAAGGGCTGATCTAATTCGGCTGAAGATGACTGACCCAGATCGTTATGAAGCGTTAAGCGGAGAAATCATGCAAGCGTATCAAGACGGCAGGGTTAGATAATTTAACTTATCGTTTTTTGGAGATTTAACATGGCAACCTCATTTTCCCCCACCAATTCGGTGACAGTAACCACAGCGGCTAATTTTATTCCTGAAATTTGGAGTGATGAAATTGTAGCCGCCTACAAGAAAAACTTGGTTCTTGCGAACCTCATTATGAAGATGAACTTCAAGGGTAAGAAGGGTGATGTAATTCACATTCCCGCACCTACCCGTGGTTCTGCTTCTGCTAAAGCCGCTGAAACAGCAGTCACATTGATTGCCGCTACAGAGTCTGAAGTTCAAGTTTCTATTAACAAGCATTACGAATACAGCCGTTTGATTGAAGATATTGTCGAAGCCCAAGCTTTAAACAGCTTGCGTAACTTCTATACTTCTGACGCTGGTTATGCTCTGGCTAAACAAGTCGATACTGACTTGGTTCAGTTGGGTCGTTCAACCAACGGCGGTGCTGGTACAAATGCTTATGCAACTGGTGCTTTTATTGGTGGTGATGGTACAACTGCTTATGTTGCTGGTAGCAACAATGAGTCAGCATTGACCGATGCCGCTATTCGTCGCACTATTCAGCGTCTTGACGACACTGACACCCCAATGGATCAGCGTTTCTTTCTGATTCCTCCCTCAAGCCGTAATACATTGATGGGTTTGGCTCGTTACACTGAACAAGCCTTTGTTGGTGGTACTAACAATACCATTCGCACTGGCGAAATCGGTAACCTCTATGGTATCCCTGTGTTTGTCTCAAGCAATTGCGATACAGCATCAGGTTCTGCTGCCGCACGGGTTTGCTTAATGGGTCACAAGGATTCACTGGTTTTGGTTGAACAAATAGCTATTCGCTCACAAGTTCAGTACCAACAGCCTTACCTTGCCACTTTGTACACAGCCGACACTCTGTATGGAGTTCAAATCCTCCGTTCAGCAGCAAGCACTGGTGCAGCTAAATCTGCATCTATGTTTGCTTTGTTGGTTCCAGCCTAATTGCAGTTGTCCCTCCTATCTCTAGAAATAGGGGTAGGGGGACTTTTTTAACCTAATTAGGAGAAATCAAAATGGCAGCAGCAACAGCAGTAACAAGTCGCAGAGGTAATGATAGTTTTCGGGGCATATTCTCCGACACTTGGTCTGTTTCAGCGACTCTCAACGCATCATCTCTTGCAGATGGTGTTGGCGAGACAAACACAATTGCAGTAGCAGGAGTTAAGCTAGGCGACATTGTGATGAATGTAAGTTTGGGTGTAGATGTTTCAGGCATATCTATCACTCCTTATGTTTCAGCGGCTGATGTCGTGTCTATTCGTTTTCAAAACGAGTCAGGCGGCACATTAGATTTGGCAAGCACAACAGTTAAATGTGTGGTTGTTCGCTTGGTGTAAAGAACGGGGGGCTAGTCCCCCCTTTCTCCTTTAGAGGGTTTTATGGCTACTTTTCGTTGTATCCAAACAGGTAATACTGTAACTTTTACATATCAACATGATATTGACTCTATGAGGGGTCATCAGGGGTATGTAAGGGTAGACGAACCAGAAGTAACCATAGAATCAGAGACTAGAACAGATACCGCATTTGCGCCTGTCATGCCCACAATTAAGCGTATGGGAAGACCCCGAAAGGTTGCAAATGTCTGACATTGATGCAAGAGACTTTGGTAGGTTAGAGGCTCAAGTAGAGTCTTTACAAGGTCAGGTAACTCAATTAAGTAATGATGTAAAGGCATTACTTGAACTTGCCAACAAATCTAAAGGCGGCTTTTGGATGGGAATGACCATTGCAAGCATTGCTGGTGGAGTTTTTACTTTTGTAGCCGATAGGTTGTTCAAGTGAAAGAGGGACTCCTTTCAGGCCAAGTTTGCCCACTTCCTACACAGGATATTGAAGTAAACCTGAAGAACCGAAACAATGCTTTTAAGAAGTTTGGGTATGGCCCGCCTAACCCAGATGAACCCAATGAAGCGTTTTGGTTGATAAAAGCCAAGATGTACAACGCACCTACCGATGTAGTTAAGACCATGCGTTGCGGTAACTGTGCAGCATTTATTCAAACTCCCAAGATGATGGATTGCATCAAAGGCGGATTGGAAAAAGGCAAGAGTTCAGAGAATGAACTTGAGTATGACCAGCAGTTTATTGATGCCGCTGATCTGGGTTTTTGTGAGTTATTCCACTTCACTTGTGCGGCAGCTAGGACTTGTGATGCTTGGAAATCTGGTGGTTCAATTACAAAGGATTGATATGAAAGCTAAACCCAAAACACCCGCTAAAACACCAGCTAAAAAGGGTATTCCTGTGTCAATCATGGTTGCTATTGGCAAACCAAAGATGCCAATGCCTATGCGTGGTGGCAGAACTGCCACTAACATGATGAAGAAATCTTCAAGGGGTAAGTAATGAAAACCAAAGCCCAAAAGAAGATTGGCAAGGTTATGACTGAATATGGCAAGGGTGAATTGCACTCTGGTTCTAAAACTGGCAAGGTTGTCAAGAACCCAAAACAGGCTATTGCCATTGCATTATCTGAAGCTGGCATGACCAAACCTAAGAAAAAGATGAAGTAGATGAAAACACCCACTTGGCAAACAAAAGCTGGTCAAAATCCAAAAGGCGGCTTGAATGCCAAGGGTAGATCATCTTATAATGCAGAAACTGGTGGCAATCTGAAGCCTCCAGTAAAGTCGGGGGATAACCCTCGCAGAGCAAGTTTCTTGGCTCGTATGGGTGGCAATGATGGCCCTGAGTACAAGGATGGTGAACCAACAAGACTGCTTCTTTCGCTGAAAGCATGGGGTGCAACCTCAAAGGCTGACGCAAAGGCAAAAGCTAAAGCTATCTCCGCAAGGAACAAGGCAAAAGCTAAATGAGAGCATTATCAGTTGGTGCAAACCTTACAGCAAACACGCTGACAACCCTCTATACAGTACCTACGGGTTACTATGCAAGGGTGGTATTGCTACGGGCAGTTAATACTGGTTCGCAAAAACATATTTCTTTTTCTTGGACAGATACCTCTGCATCTGCCACCTATTCTCTTGTATTTGAAACCGCTTTAACTACCAAAACTACACAAGATTGGGGTGGTGTGTCTTATTTTGTAATGGAAGAAGGTGACATACTTAAAGCACAATCTGAGGCGGCATCTACATTTTCAGTAGTAGTTACCATTGAAGAAGAAGGATTGACAAGAATATGACTTACCTTGAACTTGTAAATGACGTATTAATTCGTTTGCGTGAGCCAACAGTGACTACTGTCGCTCTCAATTCGTATTCCACCTTAATTGGCAAGTTTGTCAATGATGCCAAACGTCAGATTGAAGATGCTTTTGCTTGGAATGTTTTGGGTCAAACCCTTACAGTTACTACAGCAGCATCTACAGCATCTTATTCTTTGACAGGTGCTGGTCAGAAGTTTCAAGTAATGGATGTAATCAATACCACAAGTAATGTTGGCCTTACTAACATCAGCTTTGTGGACATGAACCGCAAGCTAAACTTTACGCCACTTGTTAACTCAATACCTACAGAATTTGCTTTTGATGGAGTGGACGCAAGCTACAACACCAAGGTAAACCTATACCCAATACCTGATGGTGTTTACACGATCAAATTTGCCTTAACAATACCACAGGCTACCTTGGCATCAGATTCAACTGTCGTGCTTGTTCCTGACGTTTTAGTGGCTCAAAATGCCTATTCTCGTGCTTTGGTAGAGCGTGGTGAAGATGGTGGCTTGTCTTCTTCTGAGGCATACCAACTGTACAAATCTATGTTGTCTGATTACATTGCTTTGGAAGGCACTCGTTATCCTGAGAATCAGGAGTTTGTTGCTGTATGAGCAAAGCCCTCCAAGTTTCTAGCGTATCAGCACCAGCTTTTTTGGGGTTGAATACACAAGACCCATCGTTAGAAATATCGAATGGGTTTGCTGGCATTGCCAATAATTGCGTAATTGACAAGTTTGGTCGATTAGGTGCTAGGCAAGGGTATCA